GCACCTGCAGTCCCTGCAGTGCCTTCTTCCACAACATCAGTTGAATAGTCAGTAACCGACGAAGGAGTACTTGTATCTGCTGTTGTTGAAAATTTCAACGATGCAAAACTATTTGACGGATCAGATAGGTCAAATCTATAAATTGTTCCTACTTGGAAAAAGAAATCCGCATCTTCTAAAAACTGACCATCTAGTCTAAATTCTTGATTAGTCGAACCGCCATTCTCTTCTATCGTTACTGCAATGTCTACTAGTTTGGCAAAATCCTTTGTTTCCCACTCCCCGGTGTCAGCATTGTAACGAAGTGTTTGTTTATCTGTTACTCCGGTTGTGTCAACATTCTGAAATTTCAGCTCACTATTAACCCATCTATCTATGCTGCTGTCATATATTAAAATCTCCTCGTCGCTAAGACCGGTAAGACTTACCTTTGTAATAAGCGGAGCATCTACGTTTTGCCATTCCTCGTCACTGGCGACATATTGTAGAATTTGATTATCGGCCGCAGAATCGATAGATACATTATCTAATGGATCGTCAACATTTTGCCATGTGTTTGTGCTACTATCATATCTAAGTATCTGCTTATCAGAGAGGCCGCTGTCTATTTCTACATTTGAAAGTGGATCGTTTACATTTTGCCATTTTTCAGTAGCAGAACTATATCTCAATATTTGATCATTTTCTAAAGAATCTATGGCTAGGTCTTTTAGGATTGGATCATCAACATTTTCCCACAGTGCAGTTGAACTGTTAAATTTAAGCAGTTGATTATCTGACACCCCACTGTCTATTTCTACATCGTTAAGAGAATCTATATCAGCAGGAAGTTCTAGGTCAGGAAAATTTATTATGCCTTCTACAGTGAGGTCACCTTGTACAGTGACATTATTTGTAGCAACTAGATTACGAGTGACAAATGGATTTGCTATTTGATTATCAAATTCAGGAGTGTATGTACCGTGATATTTTGCATACAGCGTCTCGCCCTGATCGGCATTGATAAATTCTACAAAAACATTTTGTCGATTATCAGTTATAGTTAAAGTTTCTGGAAAGTTAGGATCATATTTAATTGTCTGATTAAACAGTTCGTCGAAAGATATTACAGTATCTTCAGTAGATGACTTGGATATTTCTACTAGCACAGATGCTGCTTTATCTTCTCCTGCCCAACCTGATAGTGTAACTGTAATTTCATCTGCTGCTACGAGCTTTTGATATTGGCCGTTTTGCACATTTATTTCAACATTTTCGGACACATTACCTATATCATATACAGCATTAGTAACATTTTTTAGGTTAAGATCTTGAACAGTGTTAGAATTAAAATCAGCAGTGCTATCTGTTCTTACTACATTTTCCTGTAAGTCTTCTATTTCCGTTTTTGTAATATCAAGATTATCAGATATTTCTGAAAAATTGTTTCTAAAACCGAACGAATCGTTATCACGTCCAGGTTCTGGAAAATTCCTATCTATCTTGTTTGTGTTTATATCTGACATTTTATCTCCTAGATCCCTTATAAATTAAATTCATAGTTTGCAAATACCACAAACTGTTCTTGATTTTTTTCTATTGTCGAGTCGATTATAAATCTATCAACAGTCATTTCAAACTGTCTTATATCAAAATCGCTTAGTCTTATTGCTCTTTCAATTGTTGCTGCGGTTCCTGGCACACAATAACACAGCGGATAAGCAAGTGTATAGCCTAGAGCATTTGCCCCTTGTTGTGCAGTTCTCATCCATAGGGGAAGAAAATCACTTTCGGTCTCGCCCAATGTGCGTATGTCTGACCTAATAGATGACACATTACTAATATATTTGTTTATCCTATTTGGATCACTAACATTAACTAGATTTGAATCCACAGATATAGTATTAGCATTGTTAGGTCTGAATGTAATGTTAGTGCTAGATCTAGAAGTATAATCAATCTCTATTGAATCTGTTCTTCCTGTCACAGACGGATTTTCTAGTAAATTAATTTGTGTGGTTTTATCTCTTTGTTCAATGTTTAAAAACTGATCAAAGTAAAAAACTTTCTCTCCTGATCTAGTGCCAATCGTAATAGAATTTAGGTCTGAGTTAGGAAGAGTTGAAAACTGTTTATTATAATCTGATATATCAGCCGTAATTTGTTTTTTAGTTGATATAATTTTATCTTTAGATAATTCAGCTGCTGAATATTCGTCTATTAAATCTAGATAAACGATTTCATACAACACTTCATTTGTGCCAGGTGCTTTTGCTTCTGCAGTTTTGATATCATTTATCTTAAATGTTTTTTTCTTAGCGTGCTTTGCAGCAATCGCGACATATTCTTGTGCGGTTTTGGTTTCTATACCTGCATACAATAATATTCTATTATCGCGTCGTAATCCAAAATTTGTATCAAAAGGTCTATAGATAAATTCTGGATTGAAAATAGCCGGATTGCTTACAAAATCGTTGTAGATTTGTTTAACTTCTCTATCAAAATAAACCTGGAAAAATAAGTTACTATAGTCAATGTCTTCTTTGATTACTCTAAGTTTAAATTCTCTTTCTATGGCACTAAATCTAAATTGATCTCTTGCCTTAATAGTAAATTGGTAGGTTTGTGTTTGAGATACCTGTGAATTGTCTATACGGCCAGATATCGCTCCATTAAAATTTAGGTTAAGTCCCGGCGGAAGCTCTCCCTCTTCAAGTGTATAAAGTAAAAAAGCATCAGGCACGTTCGTCTCTGCTTCAACGCTTTTTATAGACACATAATTAGACGAAATTTCACCTAGGTCGCTGTCTGTTAGCCAACGTATTGTGCTATCTACTTCACCTATTATATTTACAGTAAAAGTTTTTTCTTGACTTGCTGTTTCTGTGGTTTGTATGGTTTGTCTTATAGCATTTACTGTAAAACTAAATGCTCTTGTTACAGCAACCTGATACGGAACTCTACCAGCAATTTCTCCTGTATTTTCATCTATCTCCATTCCTGGAGGCAATACACTAGGAGTTTCAGGGACAACAGTTTCAAAGTCGTCCGTGTCTGTATATACTGTTTCAGTTTCAAGGTCTACTGGAAACTCTCCTGAAATTTCAAATCTTCCTAAAACCTCTTTGCCTGTGTTCTTGATTCTATATGTGCCTGGATTAGTATCCTGTAATCTATATACTACAGTTCCTTGAAGTGTATTAGGATCAATTACATCTAAGAAAATTGTAGTAAAATTAGCAGCTCGTTTGAATCCTAGTTCTGCAGGAGTTAACCAAATTGGCGTTCTTACGTAGGTATTATCTGAAGTAAAGACTCCAGTTCCGACCTGCATGATAGTATTATCCGCTCTAAGGAAATCATCACCAACTACAAATATTCTAAATGTACGTTTTGCAATTGTATAGCCATCAGACACTGTTACAGTGAATTCGTAAAACCTGTTTAATTTCTTGGGTGTTTTAACAGAAGACGAAAAATCGAATACTGCTGTATCGTAGAAAAAGCTGTCAAATCCTGCTGTGTCTACGATCGAAAAATCATACGGGTATTTGTCGTATTTCGACTCATCGTAGTATCCTTTAGCAGCATCTTTTTCCAATGCAAGGATAGGATCTATTACTCCTTGTAATCTACCATCTTCACTAAGTGTAATTCCTGGCGGTAGTTCACCGTCGCCCGACGCAATAAAGTATTTCAACTGCTGACCAGCAGCAGTATCACTGTCTGTTGCTACTAGTTGATAATCAACTGGTGCGCTATCAAGTATATACAAAGAATCGTTTTTTCCGATAGGCAGAAGGTCACTTGGTGTCTGCCAAACTGGTGTATCTGCTCCCTGCACTGTGATTGTAAAAGTCCTATCATACGGCGTGTCGTTTTCAAAAGATCTTAATACAAATCTATAATCAGTAGATCTAATGACTTCTATAGGAGTACCTGTGATCTCAGTACCTGTAAGTTCCATACCTGCTGGAATTTCACCACTTATTAGTTGAGGATCAGAACCACCGGAGATAGGAAGATCTACAGTAGAAGCAATTGTCTCCTGTATTGTAGCTAGTCTAGTTCCAGAAGGTTGAGTCCATACTGACATTAAAACGTGCCTAGCTCAAATTCAAAGTCGGCTGGAGCAGTAAACGAACCAAAATCTACTTCTGTGTTATAAACTATAAAATCAATCAAGTTAGTAAAACTAGGTGAAAATTCTCCAAAGTCAAAAGAAGTTTCAAACAGTCTATCGTTTATATCACGGATGTCTAAACCATGCACTAGTCCCTCTAGATTGCCAACGAAGGTGTTAGCACTAAGTTGATTAACATTTGTTATGTTATTGTTTACTGCATCAAGCGGAGCACTTAATCTTGGTTGCGTGTCTGCTTCTAGAACGCCGGTTGTTGCTCTTACTCTTATTGTGTTTGTAGGACTAGCAAGTTTTTCTACTACTATTCCTGCTCCTCCCTCAAAATTCACTGTGCCACTTGACTGTGTGTCATTGATTATGATGCTACCGTTGTCTGTTGTGAAAATTAAATCTGAAATTCCTACAGCAGCGTCGATGGTTACAGAAGTAGAATTAGCACTAAGATTGATCCCTGATCCTGCATTTAGACTTTTAAAGTTTAGAACATTATCTATCTTGTTAGCAAATACACCTTCGCTAGATGGAGAAGTTCCAAGATTATTTCCTTCTACCTCAATTAAACGGTTTATGTCGTCTAATTCAGTAAAGTTATTATTTACTTTGATGAATGCAGTTCTTAGATCATCACCTGTGCCATCGTTTGCAAGATTACCTATGTTTATATTTTCTATTGCCATTCTATGCCCCGTTTAGTATATTTACCAACTTGATTCTGCCCAAGGTGTTCTGCGCCAAATATCTGTTACACCGTCATATTGTGCAACACAATAATAAATGTAATTGCTGTCAATGGCAATTGCGCCTATTGGCGTTCCTGGATCTCCTATAGAGCTTGCTGGCACATCTTCTCCTGTGTAAAGTATCATGCTACCGGCTTGAGTAAATCCAATAAAACTGTCTGCAAATGTTCCTAGTTTGCCTATGTCAGTACCAAATTGTTCGATTTCTTCGAATTGGATAAAACTTCCTAAGTCCATCCTAGCATTATTGTCAACAG